ATCGCCGGCACGGGACTCGCCACCGGTCTGATCGGCTCCTACGTGGGTCTCAAGAACCGGGTCCTGCTTGCGGAGGTTCGAAAGGAAGCTGCCGAGCTGGAGACCCGAATGGTCACCAGGATCAGCAACATCTATATGCACGCGGGCGAGTGCCGCTTGCAAGAAGAGAAGGTGCGGGAAGCGCTCGGCAAGCTGGCTGGGGAAGTCCACGTCCTCGCGCAGCGCGATCCGCGCCAGGAGCATGAACGAGAACCGCCGCCGGATCGTTGAAACCCGGCGGCGGCGTGGGAAGCGAGGGAGAGGTTTCTACTTGGCGATCTTGTACACGCGATCGCCCGCTTCGTTCTTTGAGGACTCGATGTTGATGCTGTGCTTCTTGGCTGCGATGGAGATGAAACCCCGCACGCTATGGGCCTGCCAGGCGGTGGCCTTCATGATCTCGGCAAGGGTCGCGCCCTTGGCCCTTCCGATTATATCGATGATCTTCGCGCCCTTGCTCTCGGCGCGCGGCGCGCTGGCTTCCTTCTTGCGGGCGGGCTTGGCGGCTTTCTTGGACGCCTTCTTCGGCGCGGCCTTGGCTTTGGCACCCTTGGCGGTTTTCTGGCCCTTGGGCGCGCCCCTCTTCTGGCTGGCACCCTTCTTCGAGGGGGCCTTCTCCGGCGCGACGTGCGCGCCCTGTTCCGCAACGGCGGCGGCTTGGGTGGTTTCACTGGCTTGGTTGTTCTTCATGGTCCTAATCCTTTCTGTTCAATGGCTTGCGCGTCTCCGCGCACCACGATTCATCACTCCGGTTGAACCGGAAAGCAAGTGAAATCTTCAGGAAAAGAATGATGGGCGTTTCGCTTAGGGCTTACGCTCGGATGCGCGGATGCAGTCTGACCGCTGTCCAGAAGGCGATCTCCAGCAAGCGGATCACGACGCTCCCGGACGGTACTATCGACGCCGAACGCGCCAACCAGGAGTGGACGAAGAACACGTTCGCCGGTCAGACGATTAACAAGGCGCAGACCGCACCTTCGCCGCTCCACGAGTCGCCTGCTGCGTCGGGGGATCCGGTTACTGCGTACCTGCGGGCGCGGGCCGTGAAGGAGAGCTTCGCGGCGCGGACCGCGCAACTGGAATATGAGGAGCGCGCCGGAAAGCTGATCCCGGCGGCGCGCGCGGCCGAGTACGCCGCAGGATTTTCTTCGATCGTCAAAGACGGACTGATGGCCATGCCGGATCGCCTCGCACCGATGCTTGCGGCGGTGGATGACGAGAAGGCAATCCATCGCATGTTGGTCGCCGAGGTTTCGGCGGCGCTGCGGAAGGTGAGCAAGGCGGTCGCGGACGCGGGTCTCTAAAGATGCAACCGTTCTCCATCCATGAAGTCGGCGCAGCGGCGATGCTGCCGCCGCGAGACATCCTGGTCTCGCAGTGGGCCGATGAGAACCGCGTCCTCACGGGCGGCGCGGCTGCCGAGCGGGGCCAATGGCGCACCCGGCATTACCAGCGCGAGCCGATGGACGTGCTCGGCCCTGCCCATCCGTGCCGCCAGGTGGTGTTGCTGTCGGCGGCGCAGATGATGAAGACCGAGGTCCTACTGAACTTCCTCGGCTTCATTGCCGACGTCGATCCGGGGCCAGTGCTGGTCGTCGAGCCGCGCACCGAGGACGCCAAGGCGCTCTCGAAGGATCGCGTGGCGCCCATGTTCAAGAGCACGCCCAGCTTGCAGGGAAAGATCGCGCCGGTCAAGTCGCGGGACTCCAACAACACGACGCTGCACAAGGTATTCGTCAACGGCGCGGGGCACATCACTTTCACAGGGGCCATCTCGCCCTCGGGTTTGGCCATGCGGCCGATCCGGTACGCGCTGCTCGATGAGGTGGACCGGTATCCGGCGAGCGCGGGCACGGAGGGCGATCCGGTTTCCCTCGCCGTCCAACGCACCGCGGAGTTCCAACACAACAAGAAGATCGTCATGGCATCCACGCCGACGATCAAGGGCGTCAGCCGCATCGAACAGGCGTGGATCGAAAGCGACCAGCGCGATTACTTCGTGCCGTGCCCCAAGTGTGGCCACTACCAGGTGCTCGTGCTCGGCGACGGAACGGGACCCGGTCTGGTGTGGCCGGACGGGAAACCCGAAGATGCCATGTACCGCTGCGCGGGCTGCCGCGAGTTGATTCCGCACCACCAGAAAGCATGGCTGGTCGAGCGCGGCGAGTATCGCGCGCAGAACCCGGCGTCGCCGATTCCGGGATTCCGCATTTCGCAGTTGGTCTCCTTGAAGCGCGCATGGGGTTCGATTGCCACCGAGTTCATCGCGGCGAAGAAGTCGCCGGAGACCCTCAAGGCGTTCATGAACACGGTGCTCGCGGAGCTGTGGGAAGAGCATCACGAAGTGCCGACGGATGCGCGGGCCTTGTGGAATCGCTGCGAGCCGTTTGAAGCGGAGGCGCCGGATGGTGTCGCGCTGGTCACGGCCGGAGTGGACGTGCAGGCCGACCGGCTCGAGGTGGAGATCGTCGGCTGGGGCCGCGACGAGGAGTCCTGGTCGATCGCACATCATGTGATTCCCGGCGACGTCACGCGTAAGGAAGTGTGGGATCACCTGGAAGGACTGCTCCTCTCCGAGTGCATGCACGACTCCGGTCAGCCGCTGCGAATCGTTGCGGCTTGCATCGATTGCGGATTCAAGGACGCCACCGTGCTGCGGTTCACACGCGACCGCTATGCGCGGCGCGTGTACGCGGTGAAGGGACGCGCGGGCGAGTCTCCCATCTGGCCGCGAAAGCCGAGCCGGAAGAACCAGACTCCGTTCTTCATGGTCGGAGTGGATGCCGCGAAGACGGCGCTTTATGACCGGCTGAAGATCCAGGAGCCGGGGCCTGGGTATTGCCACTTCCCGATCGGCCGCGACCAGGAGTATTTCGATCAACTCACCGCAGAGAAGAAGTACACGCGATACCACCACGGCTATCCGAAGCAAGAGTGGCGGAAGCCACCGACGGCGCGGAACGAGGCGCTCGACTGCCGCGTGTACGCTTACGCGGCGCTGCACGCGCTCTATGCAAGCGGTTTGAAGCTGACCGTCTACTGTGATCGCTTCGCGCAGATGGGCCGTTCGCGGCGAAAAGAGATGCAGTCGGTTCCTCCGGCGGTGGTTGTAGCCCAGGCCGAACAATCCGAACGGCCTGTTGAGGGAGGAACTTCTGATCGCGCGGAGGGATGGGTACCACGGCGTGACTGGTTCGGGAGAAGCTGACGTGGCGCTGACGACTCAACAGTTGCAAGCGAACCTGGACACGGTCAACCAGGCGCTCGGCAATCCCACGTTGAAGGTGCGATTCCCGGACGGGCGCGAGGTGACGTATCGCTCGGTGGATGATCTCCGCAAGGCGAAGGCCGAGATCGAGGAGGACATCCGCCAGACCAGCGGGAAGCCCGGGAGCCGTGTCACTCTCGCGCAACACAAACGTGGAGACGGTCCCACGGGTCCAACGTTGGACGACCGGTGGTGAGAATGACGCGGCTGCCGGAACTCATCGACTCGCTCGAACGTTCGCCGCGGCAAGGCGCAGCCGTGGATGATCCCGAGGGCGCACGGTACGTGGTCATCAGCGAAACGGCGTTGAACTTGATCATCAGGGAGCTTCGGCAAGGACTGCCCGAAAGGCCGGGGGCAGAATACTTCGGCTCCGATGTGCCTGAATGAATCTTCTCGACAGAGCCATTGGCGTTGTAGCGCCACGGCTCGCGCTCCAACGCGTGCGGAACCGTGTGGCGCTGGAGTTGACCCAGGACTACCTGGAGCGGCACGCGCAGCGATTCCGTTACGAAGGCGCCACCGCAGGCCGGCGCTCTTATGGCTGGTACGCAGCCTCGACGGATGCCAACGTCGAGCTGATGGGGTCGCTGACCTGGCTCCGCAACCGGAGCCGCGATCTTATCCGCAACAATCCGTATGCGGCGCGCTCGATTGAAGAGTTGTCCGGCAACGTTGTCGGGACAGGGATCGTTCCGAAGGCCAAGACCGGAAATGTCGCGATCGACAAGATCATCGACGCCGAGTGGCCGTTCTTCGCGGACGCGTGCGACACCCCGCAGCGCCTGGACTTTTATGGCATGCAGACGTTGGCGGTCCGCACGATGGCAGAGAGCGGTGAAGCCATCCTGCGATTCCGCCCGCGCCTTGCTGCTGCTGGTTTGCGCGTTCCGCTTCAGCTTCAAATGCTCGAAGCCGACTTCCTAGATCAGTCCCGAACGATGGGGCTGGTCAACGGCCATGTGATGGAGGGCGTGCAGTTTGATGAGCTGGGCCGCCGCGTTGCTTACTGGCTATTCACGTATCACCCGGGCGGCGTGCTGATCCTCAATCCGCGCGGCGGAATCATCAGCCAGCCGGTTCCAGCCGATCAGATCATGCACGTCTATCGCGTACTGCGGCCTGGGCAGGTCCGGGGCGTGCCGTGGCTATCACCAGTGATGATGGCGCTCCGGGATCTCGATGATTACTGCGACGCCGAGCGGGTCCGCAAAAAGGTGGAGGCGTGCGTCACCGCCTTCGTGCAGCAACCGGAAGGCATCGAGGGCGACCCGTTGGGCATCTCCGGCACCGACCCTGTCACTAAAGCTCCGGTGGAAACTTTCCAGCCTGGAATGGTCGAGTACCTGAAGCCCGGCCAGGAGATCAAGTTCAACAACCCGCCGGCGGCGGGCGGCTACCGCGAGTACAAGATGACCGAGTTGCAGGGGATCATGGCCGGCATTGGCCTGCCGTACGAACTCGGCACGGGCGACATGTCGCAGGTGAACTACTCCTCCTGGCGCGGCGGCATGTTGGGGTTCCGCAACACGGTGGAGGCTTACCGCTGGCTGACATTGATCCCGCTGTTTTGCATGCCGGTGTGGCGGCGTTTCGTGGACACGCTGATCCTCCAGGGCAAGATTCCCCAGAAGGCACTGGACGATCCGAAGGTCGCCGTCCACGCGGTGCAGTGGACCGCGCCGAAGTTCGAGAGCGTCGATCCGGTGAAGGACGCGGCGGCGGAACTGAAGATGATCCGGACCGGGACGCTCGATCTGTTCGAGGCGATCTCGCGCAACGGGTACGACCCGGAAGAACGCCTGCAGAAGATCGCGCGCATCAACAAGGTGCTCGACAAGCTCGAAATCATTCTGGACTGCGACCCGCGCAACGTAACGGATCGTGGCCAGGAGCAGCCCGCTGCATCCGAGGAGCGCACGCCGAGTTCGAAGGCCGTAGTCAGCGCTCCCAAAGGTGCCACCGGTGTTTCGAATGAGGCTGGCGACGTCGCGGCCATCACCGAGTTGCTGGCTGGTGTAGGTGCTTCGCGGTCCTGGGATTCGCCCTCCAGAATTTATCGCTCGTAGAAGAGAGGCTCACATGAAAGAAAGTCAGGCGCTTGAGTTTTTCGCCGCCTCCGACGCCAAGCCCGTCGCCAGCACGGCGAACGAGAAGGACGGCACGATCGATGTCGTCTGGTATACGGGCGCGCAGGTTCCGAGGAAAGATCCCGATACGGGCGAGCCGTACATGCTGACGCTCGACATGGACGGCGCGCGACTTGACCGCCTGAACGCAGGCGCGCCGATCTTCGATACCCACTTCACCGGCGACGATTACAAGTCCGTGATGGCGGGGAAAGCCGGAACCAAGGCGCAGGTCGGCGTCGTGAACAAAGCCTGGGCGGACGGCCCGAATGGAATGGCGACGCTTCAGTTCGATCTGGGTGACGAAGACGGCGCGGAGTTGTTCCGCAAGGTGTCCAGCGGGATCGTGCAGAACCTGAGTTTCGGAGCGTGGATCTACAGCCGCGAGAAAACGAAAGTCCAGGCCCAGACCGGGAGCATGCCGGAAGGCAAGCCGGCCTACAGCAACCCGAACGAGATCGGCATGTTCACGGCGACCGACTGGGAGCCGTTCGAGATTTCCGTTGTTCCGATCCCGGCCGATTTCAGCACAACGTTCTTGGCCGCCCAGGCTTTGCCCAGCAAAACCACCGGCGGCGAAGCAGCACGGGCAATCAGCCCACAAAAGGAGAAACCTGCCATGGCAGAAACCACTACGCAGGCG